TGCTAATATGGGAGTTACTCCAGATGCTTTGACAGCTTTTCAAAATCACAGAGATAAAATCCAACAAGGAGAAGATGCTCTAAAAATGAGAAATAGTGTTTTATTTGGCAACACTTTTGCAAATCCTGGTTCTCAAACTAATGCTACTTTTATAACGCCACAAGCAGGAAGTATGTATGATCCACAAAATCAAAGAAGAAAATTAGCAACAGAATTAGATATAGCTATGACAACAGATCCTAGAAATACTATAAACCCTACTATGACACCTGATATTTTTGCTAGACCTGATGTTACAAAATCTTATAGTGCATTACTTGGTGGTGTAAATCCTGATAATGCGTCGGCTAATATTCTTATGGGAACAAACATTAACAAAAATGCTGTAGCAGACAATCTTGAAAAAACTATAGGAGCTGTTGATGAAAGAGAAAATAAACTTGCTAAAAGAAGGGAGCGATTAGATGCAGTAAGAAGGTTTGGCTTAGCTTTACAAGGCAAAGATCCAAATGCTATGGATATGAAAAAAGTTTTACAACAACTACAAATTCAATCAAATCTTTTAAATCAACAAAACACATCATCAATTATTAAAGCAAGAGAAAATAAAAGAAATCAAGAAAATCAGATTATAGACTATGCTAGAGATATGATAAAAACTGATACAAGTGTTAGAAACAAAGACCTGTATTTGAATAATCCAGGTTTATTATTAAAGTATGGAGAAGACAAGTTAAAAGAAAATCCTGCGGAAGTATTATTTAACTTTGTACAAAATGAGCAAATGAGTGTAAATAAATTTAGAGAAATTCAATTAACAAGTGATGCAGAATTAACAAAATTAATAACCGACTCTGATAAATTTGGAGCAGACATAAAACCAGAACAAATAATAGAATTAATTAAGGGAGTTAGTTACGAAGATTATGCAAACAATGTTCAAGGAATTAAAGATACAATAAATGGAATTATTAAAGATAAAAAAGATCTTTTAACTAGAGGAGAAAATACATCTTTAGAATTAAGAAAAAACTTAGATCCTTTCTTTAGTCCTTTGCAAACTTCTTATTAATGAGTAATGTCTTTATTAGATGATTTTAAGGCCGGAAAAGATTTTACTAATTTTCTTAATAAAAACAATCAACAAGTCAATTCCGAAACTAACTTAGAAAATTTACCAGAAGAAACTACGCCAGAAGAAAGCGTTGGTTTTGGCGGTAATGTTTTTAGAACATTAGTAGGAGCAGGAAGGGATTTAACTCAAGGAACTTTAGATTTTGCAAAATTTATAACACCTGATGCTTTAGATTATGGATTTATTTATGGAGATAATCCAAACACAGAAGAAGTAGAAAGCGGTTTAAGATTTGGTTACACAGGAAAAGACTCTGGTGTGCCAAGAGTAACTTTGCCAGAAGTAGAAGAACCTACATATTTTGGTGGTCCTTTTATTAGAGATGTAACTCAATTTGCAGTACCTTTTTCTAGATTAAACACAGTAACAGCTCCTTTTAAAACCGTTGCCGGTCCAGGAACTACAGTAGCTTCTAATGTTGCAAATAGATTTTTAACGCCTGGATTTGGAAAAAATACTTTAGACAGGTTTGGCTCTAATATTGCTAGATATGGAACTTTAGGAGCAGTTACAGAGAATATAGCTTTTAGTCCTTACGAACCTAGATTGTCTAATTTAGTACAAGAATATCCTATGTTAGAAAATCCTATAACTGAGTATTTACAATCAGATCCTAATGACAGCGAAGCAGAAGCAAGATTGAAAATGACTATAGAAGGGTTTGGATTAGGTATTCCTTTTGAATATATTAGTAGTGCCATAACTACATATTCTAGAAATAAAGCAATCGCAAGAGAGCAAAGAATAGCAGAAGGAATAGAAAAAAATAAACTTCCAGAAGGAGAAGATTTTGTAGGTCCTGCAAGACCAGAAAAACCTATAGAAACTACAGTAGAAGAAGTTATAAAAGATCAAAAATTAGATATACCTATTTATAGAGAAGACGGATCTTTAGATATAGATTTAGGAAAAAATAATTCAAAATTAGGAAATTATTTAAAAAAGGCAGAATTTAATGATGATGATGTTGCTTTTAATAAATTTATAAAACGCAGAGTAAGATCAGAGTCTTATGGTTATGGCAAAAAATTTAAAAATCTTTTTGAAAGATACAATCGACTTTTTGGAGAAGGAAATGAAGAAAGAGGATTAGCAAACAGATTTTTAGCAGAAGAAATTTCTAAAATTAAAGTTAAAGCTGATAAAGATTGGAAAAAATATAAAGCAGGAAAAACACCAGAAGATCCTTTAAACAACAGACTTCAAGAACCAGATATGCCAGAAGTTTTTCCTACTGCTAAAGGAGTTTTAAGACAGCTAAGGCCTTTTACTTATGCACAATTAAAAGTAAGTGAAATAGGGGACTCTTTAGGACTTAATGATAGCAGAGGAAGACCTAGTAGAGTTTATTACAAAAAAAGCAAACCTGATTACGAGTCAGAAACTCAAAAAATTGTAAGAGAAAAAAAAGAACAAGATGAAATTATGGACGCTCAATGGTGGGACGACCTTGCAGAACAATTTGAACAGCAAGGATTTGAGCTTAGTTACGATAAAGCATCACAAGTATTAGCCAAAGGAGATGATACTAATTCAGCAGAAAATGTATTAAGAAGATTAATAGAAGAAGACGCTTATAGACCAAATGATGCTATTAAGCTAAGAGAATACGAGCAATTAAGACAATCTATAGATGAAGAAAGACGCTTTTTAGAAGGAGAAGGTTTTGATCCAGATGAATTATTAGACGATCAAATAGATGCAATTCTTCTTAATACTCGAAAAAACTTAGACGATAGACTTGATTTAGACCAAGAAATTTTTGAAAACTATACACCGCCTAATTTAAGAGGAGATCAGGGATTGCCATTAGGAGAGGGACCTGATGTTCCGCCTGGAACTCCACCACCACCTAGATCAGACGAAGGCCCTATACCAGAAGGACCTATAGATCCAGATAAATTAGCTAATATAAATTTAACTAAATATGATTTAAGACCAGAAGATATAGAAGCTCTAACAAGTCAAGCTATAAGAAATAATAATTGGGTTGGAGCTAGAAACAAAATGAAATTTGGTTCTGACGGAAGCATTTTAAGAGAAGACGCTTTAGCTTCTGGATTAACTATTGATAAATTTATTAATGCTCCTAGAAATTATAAATTTTCTCCGCAAGAAATTATGGCGGCTAGAATGATGTTGCAATATTTGGCAAAACAAACTAGCGAATTATCTAGAACATTAAAAGCAAAAGTAGAATTAG